AAGCAAGCAAAACAATTTCCTCAATATTCAAGGAACGTTTAGGAATAGCATAAGCAGCAATAGCAACCATTAAACCTTCAACAAGATACTTGATAATTCTCTTAACAAGTTCACCAACATTGATTAAACCGTCCATTATATTAATTGTTAAGAAAAAATAATAAATGCGCTAAATAACTTAAAAATAAATAATGGAATTAATTAAAATGGATCGTTCTAAAAGTAAGCAATCTAAGAAAACTGGTTTTGAGAGAAAAATGAATAATGGGAATCCAAATAATAAATATGTTGATTTATTGGAAGAAGATAAGCCAATTGCTGGTCAAAAATTTGTGTGTATGTCTTTTGTTTCTCCCGAAAAAATTCTGAAAGAGAAAGAAATTTTTTATTTTGAGGAATTCCTAAAGAACTGGGAATTCAATAAGTCGATGGAAAAATTTTTGCAATTTATTAATTTTGTTTCATACAAATACAATTTGTCATTTGAAGATTTGAATAAGGATTTCAAGGATTTTGTCCAAGAAGAAAAGAATAATCTATCTAAATCCAACTTATCTGATGACTATAAAACTTATCTTGACAATCATGAAGAAGAATTACAGAAGAAATTTGATGTAGAGCATAATTTCCAAACAAGCACAAGAGGCTTAAAGGTTAGAGGTGTCTACCCGACTGAAGAAGAAGCTGAATTGAGATGTAAAATGTTAAGAGAGATTGACCCGAATCACGATATTATGGTTGGACCAGTTGGTTTGTGGATGCCATGGGATCCGGAAGCTTATAAGACAGGTCGTGTTGAATATATGGAGGAGGAACTTAACCAATTGATGCATGAGAAACAAAAGAATGAGGCTAATGCAAAGGCTGCTTTTGAGCAACGTGTGAAAGAAACTAAACAACAAGCCATTGAGGAAAATATTAAGAAGGCTGAGAAGTCTGGTAATACATTATCACAAACAATTGATGAAAATGGTAACCTAATTGGTGTCAACAATGCAAGTACTCAAGAATTTGCATTAGGAGAACAAGAGAATATTTCAACGGCTGATATTTGCAAGGAATTATTCGAAGGTGAAAATATTGTTGTAGGGAAGTCGGATTATGGACAAAGTCAATTGAAGTCAGGACCTTTTGCAAATAAATAAATACATAAATAAATACATAAATGAATACATAAATGAATACATAAATGAATACATAAATGAATACATAAATGAATACATAAATGAATACATAAATGAATACATAAATGAATAATAAATAAAATATATTATTATTCATTAAATCAATAATAAATTTAAAATCCATAATCATGAAAACGTAATGAATTATCGCTAAAACTAGCTCGTTGTCTACCAATTCTTGTTTTAAAACAATACCACAAATCTTGTTTTTGATAATCCTTCCAAACTATGTCATTGGCATATAACCAATGTTGTCTTGTTGATATTAATAAAGGCAAACACCATTCATATAATTCTATTAATTTATCATAATAATTGCAATTAACAATATATCCGGAGGCTGTTTGTGCAAATAATACTTTATGTATATTTCCTTCTTCCATAGGCAAATATTCATGTAAATCATACGATAACATACATACATTATAATCAATGTTACTTTCAAAAAATGTTTTTAAATTTTCTTCAAATACATCTTTTGTAACAAGAAATTCAAAATCGTCTTCAAGAATTAAAATATTTTTATAATTTCTCTCTTTTGCTAATTTTAAAACTGATAAATGTGATAATCCACAACCATAAATTCCACATTCAGGTGTTGGTATTGCTTCAAATCTTTCATAATCTAAATTCAAATTATTCAGTTCATTTTCAATTTCTGCTCTTCTATCAGTTCTTTTACTTAGATTAATATAAATAATTTTATCGATGTAATTTGACATATAATGTATAGTATATAAGTATACTATTTATATTCTAATATAAGTATAATATTTATGATTTTATGATGATAAATATATTTATGATTTTATGATGATAAATATATTTATGATTTTATGATAAAATTCATTAAATTACATAATTGTCTAAACCATAACTGATTTCATTTAGACACCTTACAACTTTTTTATGGTCTTCTTCAAGATTACCTCCAATAGTGCTGTCATTTCCTTCTTGAATTATTAACCACGGAAAATAACAATATGAATGATTGTATAATTGAATTCTTGATGTCATCCAATCAGAAGCGTAAAAACAATCAGGAAACATTTCTAAAATTTTCTTTGCTCCCTTTAAAGAAATAATATAGCCAGCAGTTAAATATTGTTCTTTACAAAGTAGCCATTTATCTATTGGATAACACGGTTCTGACGCATTTAAAAATATAACGTCCCATTCTTTGTCATCAATCTCTTTAGTAAATAGCTCTAATTTATCTCTCCAATTTATATCAAAACACGCATCGTCTTCTAATACAAGCGCATATGGTAATTCATTATTTAAAATATGTCTCCATACATTAATATGTGATTGTCCACAACCTTTTTGACCGTTACTTAACCTATTATCAAACGTGTCAATTATATCGTCAGTCCCTCCAACTGCGGCAGGAAATCTAGTAACATCAAGATTTAATTTTACAAACCTTTCTTGCATTCTAGACCAACGATAATTATTATTTAATAGAGATATACAAAAGCAGTTTGATTTATTGAAAATAAAATTACTCATAATTATTTTTATTATTATTAAAATATTAATCTTTAAATAATATTATTATATATTATATAAAATGATATAAAATAATATTATAATATAGTATATGAAGGTCATCTACACAATGAACTTAGTTATGTTATTTTTGAAATTATCACTACTTCTTGGTATAGTTATAGGAACAAATTTTAATCCTGCTAGTTCTTTTGAAGAATTCATAACCCATTATGGAGTGAAAATTGAACCCATCGATTTTAAATTTAGACAAGGGTTATATGTAAAAGAGCAAAAAAGAATTTTAGAACATAATAATGCGAATAAAGGTTGGAACGAAACAGTTACTCCAATGTCAATCCTTACTGCTAGTGAAAGAAAACAGTTTTATGGATATTCTAAAGGGATTAATCATAATTCTATTAAACAAATGAAAAACATGAAATCCGATACAATTGATTTAAGTGGATTGCCTAAGAACGTGGATTGGAGAAGTAAAGGTGTTGTTACGGCTGTAAAATCACAAGGCGGATGTGGTAGTTGTTGGGCATTTGCTTCTACAGCAGTAATTGAATCGCACGTCGCTATAAATACAAATAAGTTATATGATTTATCTCCACAACAAATTGCTACGTGTACTCCTAATCCTCTAGAATGTGGAGGTAAAGGAAATTGTCAAGGAGCAACAGCAGAATTAGCATTTGATTATGTTGCAAATTCCGCAGGATTATATGATGAATTTCAACTTCCATATACTGAATATTACGGGGTTGAAGCAAAATGTGTTTTACCATCGGATACACCTAGAGCTACAATTTCAGGATATACCAAATTGGAGGAAAATAATTACGAACAATTGATGTATGCGGTAGCTACTATTGGTCCAATTGCTGTTTCAGTAGATGCGAGCGAGTGGCATTCATATTCTTCCGGAATTTTTAACGGATGCAATCAATCTAATCCTGATATCAATCACGCTGTTGTTCTTGTAGGATATGGGACAGATTATACATCAGGTCAGGATTATTGGTTGGTAAGAAATTCGTGGTCTGCCTCGTGGGGCGAATCTGGTTATATCAGACTATTGCGCCAAACAAGAAGTATTTATGATGATGATAATGATGAAACTTGTGGAATGGATATAACTCCTCAAGATGGAACTGCTTGTGCTGGGGATAACCAACCTGTTAAAGTATGTGGAACTTGTGGAATTTTATATGATTCATCCTATCCTACTGGTGCAAATACAGTATAAATTTTATAAAATAACAATATAATCCCTTAAGGTATTTATTATATTGTTATTCTTTTGCTACTTTACTAACCAATACTACTTTACTACCAATTAGTAGTTTTCTTAACACTTATTCGGGGGCCAGCACCTCGTTTTTTGTTCTTAGTAGGATCATACTGTTCTTCTTGGTCTTCATCAGGCAACCCCTTTGATAATTCCCAGAATTCTTTTGAACCCAATCTGAAGTCATTATGATTGTCTGCTTTATAATAAAATACTTGATCGTTCAATTTATTAGATTTAGAGTTATTATTAATAACAAGACATTCATAATTTTCTGTGCATTGATCCATTACCTGGCAAAAGGCTTCAAATGTTGGAAACATACCAGCATAATTCTCATAAATACGTTTTCTATTCGCAATATAATTCTCTCGAAGAATAAAAACATAATCAATATTGGTTCTTAGTGTAGGTGGAATACCTAATGGATATTGCATTGTGATAACTAACATTACTTTCCAGTGTCTCCCGTTCATAAAAAGTAATCGCATTAATTTATCACGAGACCACGTATTGTCATATAAACAGTCATCTAATATAACAAATGCTCTAGGATCAATGGTGGACCGTTTATATGTTTCCATCTCCTTTTTAACCTGCTTTAACACAGTTCTCTGACGCTTTAAGATGTTCTCAATAATTGCCGAATTATATTCGTTATGAATGAACAACCGCGGCACCATTTTGCCGTAAAACCCGTTGCCTTCTTCGGTTCCTGATATGACGGTTCCTATTGGAATATCTTGTTGATACCATAATAGATCTCTGACTAAAAATGATTTGCCTGTATCACGTTTACCAATTAAAACAACAACAGGACCTTTATTTTCATTTGGTTTAAATTGGATACTTTTCATATCAAATTTCCTTAGTTCTAGAGTCATTATATATTATTTTAAAAAGAAATTTAAATACAAATTTAACGCTAAATAATGAAAAGAAACCTATTAGGATATTTACAATTATTGATAAATATTACAATATAAAGATAATTAATATTTTATTATTATACTATGGAATTAAGTATTAAAACAACTACTATTATAACAATGTTTTTTAATATGAAAAAATTAAAAGATAGTACAGAATTGACGAGACCATTTGAATTTTATATTAATAATTGTAAACACGTTTTAAATCTAAATTATCCTATGGTTATTTTTTGTGATCAAGATACTTATGAGCCTATTAAACAAATTAGAGATACTCTGATTAATGATAATACTACTAAATATATAATTAAAAACATTGAACAATACGATTATTATCAAAATTGTTGGAGTATTATTAATGATAATAGAATTAAAAATGGGCAACCAACAGATAGAAGAAATACATCATCTTATTTATTAATGGGAATGTTCAAACCATATGCATTTCATTATGTTAATCAACACAATTTTTTTAATACAACGCATTATGCTTGGATAGATATCGGTTGTAATCATATTGTGAGGGAATTAGAAACATATGCACCTAAAATGTTGAACAATCCTAATTCAAAAGTATCTGTGTGTTATATTCATTATAGAGGACATAATGAATTAGCTAATATGAGGGAGTATATGAAACATGGAGGTCCGTGTGGTATAGCATCCACTGCTTATACAATAGAAGCTAGTTATGTTTCTAAATTCTATACAAGTATGTTTTCAATTTTATACGAACAATTATTTAATGAAGTTGGACATACTGATGAAACAGTTATGACATATTGTTATGATAAATATCCCGAAATATTTAATATTTATGGTGGAGATTATGGTTCAGTATTTATTAATTATCATAATCCTACTCAGGATATTCATATCATATTATATTGTTTTATTAACAATGCCTTACAAAATAATCAAACTAATCTGGCTAAAACAATAGCTAAACAAGTATTAGATTCTAATCCTAATTTAGACATAAATGCCATAAATAAATTAAGGAGTATTTTATAAATAGTTTAGAAACAATAAACTATTTAGCTAAATTATTAGTTAAAAACACATTTAATTTATATTTTAATTCACTAAAGATGTCAATGATTCATTATCAGAAAAGGAAAAACACTGAATTATTTCAAAGTTTGGAAGATCCTACATCACTTTTTCTCTCGAAAACACAGAATTATATCCCTATTTATTCCCGATTTTTCAATTTAAATGATACAAATTACAATAGTATTAATCTGAATAATAAATGGTTTATTTCTAATATAAATGCCGAAGGAAAAATAGAAAATAACGATAATCTTTTTATGTGCAGAATTAAAAATGTCGAAAATAATAAAGTTAAAGACAGAGAAGTGTTTTTCAAAATGGCGCCTCTGTTAGATCCATATAAGTATATGATTGGTAAATACGATATAACAAATCCGAAACTATTTAATTTACCAAAATTAAATTCGACTGCAGAAGATTGTAATCCAAAATTTATCGATGTAAATAATGCTGCTTATGTAGACGGTTTATTTTTATTTTTATCTAGTCAATTGAGAAATACATTTAAATTTATTCATGGTGTAGACTATTATGGTTCCTTTTTGGCAATTAAAAATGATTTTAAAATAAATGTTTTCGACGATATTGATTATTTGAATAATTCTGATTTTTTTAATAAAAACAAAAATGTTCTATTTACAATAGATGAATATGACCATTTATTTCAACAAGAACAAACGAAATTAAAACCATTAACAATAGGTAATAATATAAGTTTGAAATCAGTTGCATCTGTTAATAATGAAATTTTTGAGAATATATTTGAAGATATAAATACACTTGATTTAAACGACATTAAAGATTTATCTATGTCAATTGATTTGATTGATATGACTAATACAAATATGCAATTTGAACATCAAGTGACGCTTAAAACTAATTCAACCTGTTCGTCAAGATCATCACATACAAACGACGATGATTTAGATAATTGTGAAAATTGCGATGAAGATGGTGAAGAGTTTGAATCGGGTTCTCAGGATAAGAATAGCCGTGACAGTGGTGAAAAATCTAAAAATACAGAGGAAGATGATGAAGATTGGGAAGAAGAAGAGGAGGAGAGAATTAATGTTGTAATCCCCAAATTTCCAGTTCAAGTGATAGGAATGGAATATTGTGAAAATACTTTTGATGATTTAATTTTGAAAAATGATCTAACAGAAGATGAATGGTTGTCCGCTTTTATGCAGATAATAATGACTCTTATTATATATCAAAAGGCGTTTAATTTTACACACAATGATTTGCATACAAATAATGTAATGTATAATGAAACGGATAAAAAATATTTGTATTATTGTTACAAGAAAAAATATTATAAGGTTCCAACATTTGGAAGAATATTTAAAATTATAGATTTTGGTCGAAGTATTTTTAAGTTTGACGGCAAGGTATTTTGTAGTGATAGTTTTCAGACGGGAGGAGATGCTGCTACTCAATATAATACTGAACCTTATTTTAATGAAAAGAAACCAAGATTAGAACCAAATTATAGTTTTGATTTATGTAGATTGGCATGCTCTATTTTTGATTATGTTATTGATGATTTTGAAGAAATGAAAGATGTAAGTAAAATTAATGATCCGATTAAACGTATTATTTTTGAATGGTGTTTAGACGATAACGGTATTAATATGCTTTATAAAAACAATGGAGTCGAGAGATATCCTGATTTTAAATTGTATAAAATGATTGCAAGATGTGTTCATCATCATACACCTCAAGCTCAATTGGAACGTCCAGAATTCGATAAATTTTCGAAATTCAATGGAGAGATAAAAAATATGGAGGAAGTTATCAATATAGATAAAATTCCATCATATATTTAATGGTAATATATCTAGGATTATATTTTTTGTAATATGTATATAATATTCATATTTTATTTTATTTATATAAAATATGGATAGATTTGGATTTATAATAACAAGACACGTAAATTCTGAAAAAACCAATAGATATTGGAATCATAATGTAAAATTATTAAGAACATTGTATCCTTTAATAAAAATTGTTATTATAGATGATAATAGTAATTATGATTTTGTGAAACAAGAATTTGACTATAAAAATGTACAGATTGTTCAGTCAGAATTTCCAGGTAGAGGCGAATTGTTACCATATTATTATTATTTAAAACATAAATTTTTTGCAAATGCATTAATTATTCATGATAGTGTATTTTTACATAAAAGAATAAATTATGAAAAGTTAAATGGAATTAACGTTATACCATTATGGTTTTTTTATTCAGATACAGAAAATATTGAAAATACA